CTTCTTTTACTGTAGCCGTAACCGTTGTTGAGTTTGTGAAAGCGGTTATTTCAACGTAACCTGTAGCATCATGGTCGTAACGCCAAGTAATCGCACCATATGTTTCTGTGCCTTCTAGGTGTACTGGCGGTGTGTTGCCTGATGTTTGGGTGCTACCCGTTACCTGAGTGTATACATGACCGTTATAACGAACAGTTACGCCGTTATTATAGCTTGTGTTTGCTTCCCACAAGTCATGTTCAATCTCAAGCACCTCACGGAAACGTATGTAACGCCCCACATCCGCAGCGGTAAACAGTGACGCTGATGCGGTTATTGTTACTGTGCCAGTTTGTGCTGACGCATAAAGTGTTGTTGATTCGATGTTCTCATCAAGGTATGGGCCATCGACAAAATCAATATCCTCTAGCAAGAAGCTGGTGGCAGTTGTCCTTGTTAGCTTTGCTGGCGCATGGTCTTTGTGTGCTAGGTACAACACATCGGCAGACTGCGCGTGGTTAATTTCAAAAACGTCCGTGACTGAATATGTTGTTGCTACCTCAACAATATCGGATGCAGTACCGCCGCTAACATAAGCATTAAACGCAGTACCATCTATACCCAAAAGGCCAAACTGGTCTGATATAGAATCTACGCTAGTAGAAGTTGACGTTTCGGTACTTGTGCCGCCAGTCAACGTCTCACCAGACACGAAACTTCCAGATACAGATTCCAAAAGCATTGTAGTGCCGTCATCAGAAACATACGTTCCAGTCGCACCTGATGTGCCGCCGGTTATTGTTTCCCCAGCCAGATAAGCCCCAGATAGGCTGGTAAAATCAATTTCGTAATATTGGATGGTTTCAAATTCACGGTTGTTTACTTCTTCCGTGCCATCTACGCCTGTGATAAATATCCTGTCATTTGTTGTGTAACCATGTGAAGCAATAGTTACCGCAACGGGATTTGTTTGTGTAATCCCTGTGATATTTTGTGAGTTTGTCGTCAGTAACGCCCCATCCTTGTAAAAACGGATATAGTTGTTGCCGAACTCAAGCACATAAGCCTGTTCATCTGAATATTCAAAGTTGATTAAGCGTATTTCACCACCATCTTTTGCACGTCCGGCAAAGTATGTACCTGGTCTACGGGTAGCGCCGCCTGATGGATACACTAACATGTTGTTCAATGTTTGCGCAGCCTCAGCATACTTCTGAAGGTCAATGCGACCCTCTAGCTTAGGCGAAATCTCACCAGCGCGGAAGTTGGTGACTATGCTTGAGATACGGGCCATGACTAGAACCTAATGTTTGTATAAGTGTCTGCGACTGGCTGTTCTGGGTATCCCTCCATTGCGTCTATTGACTTTGCTTCCCGTAATACTTGCTGATATAGCGCTTGCATTGACTGTGCTACAGTTGTGCTGCCAGTAATAGCATAGGCTGTTTTGGCTGCTAACTGGTGGGCGATTGCAGACGACAACAGTGAGTCAAAACTCTCAGTGTCCTCAATGCGCCGGATATAAACAATCTTACAGATGTTCTCGTTTGAAAGTATCTTGCGTCCCTCAATCTTATACATCACGTTGCTGTCGTAGGCGGCGAGTTCATTGTCTACGTTAGAGTCCCAGAACGAAAGAACGCGAAGGCAGAACGGGTCAGTAGGCAGAGTATATTGATATAAGAAACCAAATGATGGTGGCGCTGAGTCTTGCGGCAATGAAGCGCGAGTAACTGCGGCGTTCCAAGGGTGTGCGCGTAGTACAGAATCACGGACTGTCTCGTAGTTACGGTTACACAGTCTGGCTTCTTTGGAGTTTTGCGTAAGAGATGTGATTGTTGCAGCACCCAACAAGTCCATTGCTTCATTACAAATATCAACTACTGATGGCATGGTTTACTAGCCTTTCAACCCTTATTAGCACACCGCGACTAAGATTATCTTCTCCACCTGGAAATTCGCCGCGGTTCTTATATGACTCTCTCGCTATGTGTTTCAATTTGTCTGTAGGCAATAATACCACAGTTTCATCATCAAGTACGAATGCCCAATGCGTTGCCTGTGTTGTCGCCAGTCCAGACGGCTTTCCTCTACAAAAAAACTCCACAAACACATTCCCAGTTTGTGAAGCCCTAAAATCTCGTTTCACCTCTATAGTGTTCCCACTAAGTATGTCGCCTAACCATTGTTCAGCTAATTGACCTACTTCTAAATCCCAGCGGAAATCCCCGCATGGCTTCATCATTTGCCCCTCCATTGTAGAAAAGGAGGCGGCGAACCGCCCCCTTTATAGTGCTTAGTCAGGTGACTCATCACAGTCGATTTGTACAACCTTAGCTTCTTCCATGCGAACCGCACCAAGGGTCATGCAATAGTAAACTTGAGTTGCATAACTCTTATCAGCGCGCTCATCAATCCGTGCAGACACATCTTTGCCGAGGCCAAGAGTGATGCCGTCTTCTGCCCATGCAAAGCAGTTACGGACATCATCTGTCTCAGAACCGTCGCTTGTTGTCAGGCGGTTTGACATGATGAACTTGAAGCCCATGAATGTGTCCAACTCGCCCTGTACAAGTGCTTTGATGGTGTTGAAGTCGCTGCTTGTTACAGTTGTGTCGGCAAGCAAAGACTGAATCTGGCTTGGGCCTACAGCAATGTAACGCTGGATTGATGGGTCAACATCGCCTGAATCAAGCAAGAACTTTGCTTCGCGCAGCTTTGCAAGAGTCAAGTTGGTGTTGCCGTTGGCGATTGAATTGGTAATGGTAGCAGAACCAGAACCTGTCTCACCAGTTGCAGCAGTGCCGAGTGCAGCGGCGATGATTACATCGTCCATTGCACGACCCATAGCAGCAGCCGCAGCCATTGCGTAAGCTGATGTTGGGTCAATCAGCATGCGAACCTTGTCTTGGTCATCAATCAGGTCTGCATACTCGTAGTCGGCAAGAGTCAGACGACGCCGTGAGTGTGGGGTGTCAATCTGTGGGGTATCAGCATGACGGGTTGTACGAACCTGTGCTGTAGCTGAACCGATTTGGTCAATGAAGGCATTTTTGCCAACAACATTCTCAATACGCACCGCATCACGCATACGGGAACCCATCTGCTGTGATAGCATCTGCACGTTAGCAGAATACTGTTGTACAAATGCCGTGGTTACTTGTGTGGACATATCGTCCTCCTTTTTTTACACGGTTACATTTGAACTTTGCGGTGTGCTACCCTTTCGGACACCCCTGGACTTTATAGCCTTCGTATGGCTGTCGTCTATCCGACTGTCTTTAGGACGGGTCTCCCCGCTACCCTGTGTCACCCACTCGTAGTAAGTGTCTGCGAGTAAGTGTGGCTTTAGTACGTCACGCTGGCTGCCAAACTCAACAGCTAACCGTAGGCACTCAAGCCGAATATCTATTGGAGAGGTCTCATCCATGAACCATCCCCATTAAATTCTGCATGTGCTTCACAGCGGAATCATGCCCTGGGTTTTTCTTATCCCAGTACGGGTGAGATTTATCACCCATGATTGCTTCAACCTCTGCTTTAGCATGTGCCGGAGTCATCATCATTGAACTAGAGTTCTCAGACACAGTATCTTCACTGGTCACAGATTGCCTGAAATCAGCGATTTTTGCAAATGCTTTAATAAACTCAGCATTATCGCCAAGCCGTGAACCATCAGCCAACTCAATGTTGAACATCTCAGGATTGCCAAATTCTTGGGCGACAGTAGCAGCCGCTTCAATCTTTTGGTCAAAAGCCCTGCCCCATTCCTGACGCAATGAAGAAACGGTTTCCTCTCTTGCAGCTTCAACCAATTCCATTGAAAGCCCCTCGGACTGTTCAACAGTGCTGCGGTAGTAATCCATAACTCCCTGCGCTTGTTCCGGTGTAAGGCGCAGCTTGTGCGCTATTTCTGAGTAATTGTTGGCTAAATCTTCTGTAATGATGTTTCCATCGACCTTAATCCCGTAGTCCTCTGGCTTCTCTGGGCGACCCAAGCGGGAATATATGCGGTCAAGGTCTTCGTCTGTAGGATTAACTGGCAGAGGAATCTTGTCTGCGCCAATCAATCTTTGTGCGTTCACATAGGAACGGGCTAGGTTTTCAACATCCTTGATAGGCGAAATGCTAGGATGTTCGCGTAGTTCTTCTGGTATCATGCTTAAAAACT